GTACTCTTATTAGAGAAACTAAAACACATAAGTTTGCTAGAACTAAAAATGGCAAAATTAAAAAAATAGTAAAGAAGAAAAAATGAAAGTAAAAGGCGTAGATATATCAAAACTTTCTAAGTCACAACAAAAGGCTATGAAGAAACATTCTAAGAATCATACAAAAAAACACATGCAATTTATGTATAATAGTATGAGAAGAGGAGCTAGTTTTAGTAAAGCTCATGTCAATGCACAGAAGAAAGTAGGCAAATAATGACAAAGGGTAATGGTAAACTTACTGCAGCACAAAAAAAAATTGCACAAGCTGCACCACCTTTTGATAAAATTACTGGAGCTGACTTTAAAAAACTACGTCAGAACGGTAAAAGAAAACCAAAGATGAGCTGATGCCACATAGTAATTCTGCAAGAAAAAAAAATCTTTTAAAGAAACACGGACTTAAAGGTGTTAATAAACCAAAACGTACACCGAAGCATAAAACTAAATCACATATTGTTTTAGCACAAGAAGGTCATCAACTTAAATTAATTAGGTTTGGACAACAGGGAGTAACTACTGCAGGTAAGAAACAAGATGCAAGGTCTAAAGCAAGGAGAAAGTCTTTTAAAGCTAGACATGCTAAGAATATAAAGAAGGGTAAAATGTCTGCAGCATACTGGGCTAACAAAACTAAATGGTAAATGTTGTCTGTATAGCAGACGACTGCAACAATTCATTACCACCTAACGCAACAAAATATTGTTCTAAAACTTGTTATAGAAGAATATCAATGCGTATTAAAAGAGCTAAAGACAAAGGTGAAGAGTATGTATTACCAATTAAAGATGTAAATCAACCACAAGCTGCAACAGTAAGAAGAGGACAATATTATGAAAAATTTGTTAATGAAGGTTACGCATTAGAACTTCTTAACGGAAAGATAACTAGACAAGAAGTTGCAGCAGGATTAGGTTGTACAGTTGGCAATGTAGCTAGACTTATGGCAGCCTATAGAGAAGATATAGAAACAGAAGTAGCAACAAAAAACTGGGAACTATCTGATGATGCAAAACAATCTTTAAAAGAATTTAAAGGTTTTAGAGATAGATATTTTCTTACAGAACTAGGTGTACCTTTTGAAACAGCAGACTTTCATAACAATTGGATTAAGTCAATTAACAAAGCTTTACTTACTGGTGGACAACAAATGATTCTATCACCACCAAGACACGGCAAAACAGAATTACTAATACATTTTGTTATATGGCTTATTTGTAGAAATCCAAACATAAGAATACTTTGGATAGGTGGTAACGAAGATATTTCTAAAAACTCTGTATCTTCTGTATTAGATACATTAGAAAACAATGAAAAATTAAAAGAAGATTTTTGTGGACCTAATGGTTCTTTTAAACCAGCAACAAGAACAGGTAAGTCTTGGTCACAGAATGGTTTTACAGTATCTACTAGAACAGTATCAGGTATTAAATCACCTACAATGGTTGGTTTAGGTAGAGGTGGTAAGATTCTATCAAGAGACTGTGACATAATTATTGCAGATGACATTGAAGATTTTTCATCTACTATGCAACCTGCATCAAGAAAGAATACAAAAAATTGGTGGACAACTACATTAGGCTCTCGTAAAGAAGAACATACAGCAATGGTAGTTATTGGTTCAAGACAACATCCTGATGATTTATATTCTGCATTATTAGAAAACGAAGCATGGGAGACAATAGTAGAAGAAGCACATGATTCAATGTGTGTAATACCAGAGTTTGATGAAGAAGAACATAAAGAATGTATGTTGTGGGAAGATAAAAGAAGTTTTAAATGGCTTATGAATAGAAAACGTGATGCTATGACTACTGGTGGTGTACAAAGGTTTGAGATGGTTTATTTAAATAAAGCACAAGCAAAAGGTTTATCTTTGTTTAATCCTGAAGTTATTAAAGAATGTTATGACCAAAATATAGATTTAGGCAACGTTCCAGCATCTTCTTACTTAGTTGCAGGACTTGACCCAGCTGCTACAGGATATCAAGCAGGATTTTTATGGGCAGTCGAAACATCTGTTGATGATATAAAGTTACAAATGGTAGATATGGAGAATCAACAAGGTGGAGGACTAGAAGAAGCAAGAAACTTAATTAAAAAATGGTTTGATATGTATGGATGTTATCACTGGGTTATAGAAGAAAATGGTTTTCAAAAAGCTATACGACAAGATGAAACTACAAAACAGTTTGCAAATATGCATGGAATTAAATTAGAAGGTCACGAAACACATAAAAACAAATGGGATGAAAGATTTGGTGTAACAGCATTAGCACCAATGTTTGCAGAACATAAAATTGTTTTACCTTTTTACTCTGCAGAAGCACAATCTAAGAGTATTTCGTACACAAAACAACTTTCATATTTTGCTTCAAAAGGCAATAAAAACTCTTATAAAAGTGATATAGTTATGGCAAGCTGGTTTCCAATGAAAGTAATTAGAAACTTGCAAAAACTAACATATGCAGATATGGGATTAGATTACACTCCTAGTTATGAAGGTTACAATATGTTAGACTTAAATGACATACCATGGAGTTAAATTGACACCTGACCAGATAATTGATAGAGCAGTATATCTTAAGCAAATGCATGATGATAGTCTTCTTGATAGAAGCAGATTTAGAAACATTCTTAATGGTGGAGAACATGGCATAAGAGATTTACTTGGTCCAGGTATGGATAGTATGGATTCTTTTACATTACCTGCACCAAACTTATTATTGTCTGCATTAGATAGACTTGCACAAAAGATTGGAAAAGTACCTACATTAGACGTACATATTACAAATGCAAGAGATAGTCAAAGAAACAAAAGTAAAAAAGATAAGTTAGAAAGAATTGTTACTGCATTTGATAAAATGCAAAGATTAGATTTACAACTTCCCCAAGTAGCTAGATGGTTGCCTGGTTATGGATTTGCAGTATGGGTAATAACATCTAAACCAGATACAAATGGAAACATGTACCCATGTGCAGAATTACGTAATCCATATGATTGCTTTCCTGGATACTATGGAAATATGCAAGAACCACAAGAACTTGCAATTATACAAAAAGTTCCTGTTAAAAACTTAATTCAAATGTATCCAGAACTTAAAGCTTATTTTGAAAAAGACAATAAAGATAAACAAGAACAATACTACAACATTTCTTTTAACCAATATACAAATGATGGTAGTTGGGAAAATGCAAATGAAAGTGGTGAAGTAATTGTTGAATACATGAATATTGAAGGAACATACATTATGCATCCTGCATCTAAAAAAATTGTTGATTTTGTTCCTAACCCACTTAAGTCAGGTCCTTCGTTTGTTATTGCTAAAAGATTTAGCTTTGATAAATTACAAGGTCAATTTGACCAAGTCATAGGACTTATGGCATCTATGGCAAAGATTAATATTTTATCTGTTATAGCTATGGAAGATGCAGTATTTACAGAAACAAACATTATTGGAGAACTAGAGTCAGGACAATATAGAAAAGGTAGAAACTCTATAAATTATTTATCTCCTGGTTCACAAGTTGTCAAACCTGTCAATAACCTACCGTATCAATTATTTGAGTCCGTAGGTAGATTAGAAAGACAATTAAGAGTTGTTGCAGGTTATCCTGTACAAGATGATGCAATATCACCAAATTCTTTTGTTACTGGTAGAGGACTAGAAGAACTTGAAGCAGGTGTTGGAGCAATGGTATCTGAATACCACACAATACTTGAGAATGCATTACAAGAAGTAGATTCTAAAAGATTAGAGTTAGACGAAATATTATTTACTAAAAAAAGAAAACCTATTAGTGGTACATACAAAGGTGCGTCTTTTTCTGAAAGTTACACACCTGGAACTGATATTGATAAGAACTATGTTACAAAAAGAAAATATGGTGCAATGGCTTCTTTTGATGCACCAAACAAAATTATTACTGGGTTGCAATTGTTACAGGCAGGTATTATAGACAAAGAAACTATGCAACAAGAAATGGATGGTTTAGAAAATCTAAGTCAAATTAATGAAAGAATAACTAAACAAAAAACTGAAGAAATATTATTTTCTATGTTGTTACAACAGTCACAACAAGGAGATAAAGCTGCAATGATGGCTGTAGTAGAAATCTATAATAATCCAAAAGACATTGGAGATATTTTAGAAAAATACTTTACAGCAAGTGGTGAAGAACCTAGTCCAGAAGAACAAGCTGTCTTACAACAAGCACAACAAGTTCAACAACAAGGACCACCTAATCTTGCAGCATTGTTAGGAGGAGCAGTTGGATAAATCAGAAAACTTTGAGTTTGCACAAATTATTGCAAATAACTATACAGCAGATGAACAACCTATGTGGGAGATGTATGCTGATGCTTTTGATGAAGAACTATTTAGTCAACAACAAAAACCAGGTTTTATTATTGATGCAATAACTATAGCTTTTATTCCTACATTAGGAAGAATAGATATATTAGTTGTGCCAGAAGATTTTGATTATGGAGTACTAGATGACTAGATATACACCTTCAACAAACAAAGCACAATTTGATTCAGAGAAATACGGACAAGGCACAGAGTTAAATGAATTACAAAATTCTGCAGAAATGTTTGTAGATGAAGTAGCACAAACACAAGGTGCTCCAAGAGTAGATAGGGTTAGAAAATTTATGCAACCAGGTAAATCAATATTTGATACACCTACTAATGTACCTGGTGAAGATGTATCAACAAGTCAGTATAAGGCAGCTTCAGGGCAACCTATTTATGATGCAGATATGGTATTAAGAAGAATGGCAAATGTGTTACAGAGTAAAGAAATTATAGCATTAATGAATGATGGGACAGCACAATCTGAATCTGAATCATTTCAAACATGACGGCTTTTAGGTGGAACTGGGTAGCACCCTGGCAAGAAGACCAGGACGAAATTTACAAAAATGAATTACTTGGACAAGCTGAACAAATAGATAACTTTTTCGCAAACAATCCATCTATACCTTATAACATGTCTGAGATATCTAAGACTTATGGATTCTTACCAAAAGATGTACAGGTTGCAGGTGCATTGATGGGACTTACAAAAGACTCACCAGAATTTACAAGTATTGTAGAAAGATTTTTAGAAAAAGAAACATCATGGTGGGAAGGTGTTAAAGCTGCAGGAAGAGGTGCAGTAAGGGGTGCAGTAGTTGGAATGGAGTCTGCATCACAATTTGTAAAAAAATATGGCACAGCAAGTATGAAATATTATGCTGCAAGAAAAATGAATCCACTACTTGCTTTTACAGGTGTAGGCACATTAGTACCATTACTTGACCCTAATGGTAGAAATGAGTTTGTACAATCATTACAAGACCAAGGACCTACTGTAGCTACTAGAGCCTTTCAACAATTACGTCAAGGTAAAAAAGTTAACTTAGGTGAAGGTTATTTTGGTAATTCTACAGTTGCAGAAGACACAGAAGTTTATAAAGAGTTAGTTGGTAGAGGTGCAAATCCTGATGAAGTAAAACAAATTATCCAAGAATATTATGGCAAACCAATTACACAATTAGAAATGAATACTAGAGAAGGTAATGCAGGAACTTATAGAGGTAGAAAAGGTACTGTTAAATTATCTCCTGGTCGTGTTGCAGCTGTTGAAGTATTTGAACCAGGAACGAAATCTTTTAATTTATTGTCAGGTATTATTGACGGAGTTTATACAGTAGTAACTGACCCTGCAACATATGCTGGTGGTGCATTAGCAAAAGCAGGAAAAATCAAAAAATCATTTAACCTTACAGAAACAAAAAAATCAAGTGGCTTAATTGATAATGTTGTTAGAAAGACAGTAAAAGTACCTAAAGCAAGAGAGTTTTATTTTGAAACTAAAACTGGTGATGATATTGCAGATTTGTTTGCACAAGCAAAAACATATGATGAAGTAGAAATACTTTTAGGAAAACAAGGTAAAAGAGTTTCAGATAGAACTATTGCAAGAAGTGCTGGTGGTGCAAAACTTTACAGAAGACTTAGGGATACTGAAGATAAACAAGCAATAAAAAATATTCTTGTTGAAGCTGCTCAAGACCCTACTACAGATGCAATGGCAAGACTTGACCCAACGTCATTACTATTTAATGGTTCATTATCAAAAGCAGCAGCTAAATTTGTTTATGGAGATAAAACATCAGCAGTAGGTTTTAGAACTGCAATGAAATTAAATAGTAAAAATAGTATCTTCGAAAGATTATTTAATGTGTTTCCTGCACCAAGAATACAAACAGATAGTTTAAATGATACTTTTTTTGAATTAAAAAACTTTATGAAGTTTGCAAAAGTTGATGATGATGTTGCAACAAGAGCACTAGATAGAATTGTTGATGCTATGGATGATGAAGTTATTCAAGCTCTTGAAGGAAGTCCAGCTTCACTACAAAAATTAAATATGATGTTAGATATTTATGGTGGTGAAGGCGGAGTTCTTAAACACATTATGGATAAGTTTGAAGCTGTGAATATACCAAAAGGTGTAGTTAATCAAATTGGTAAATTAGTTGCTAGTGTTGACGAAGCCAACAAATATTTTTATGGTGCATATGGAGAAGAAGCTTGGAACTTACAAAAAATTGATATCTTAGATAAAGGTAGAAATAATTTAGATAATGTTTCTTTTAACATGGAACAAACATTAGATATTATTGATGAAATAATAAGTAACTCTAATTTTAAAAAGTCTGGAAGATTAAGAAGCATACAAGATATTAAAGATGACTTTTTATCTAAAGTTGATTCAGCACAAAGAGTACCAACAGATATAGCAGAAGCAGAAGTATTACCTGCAAAGGTTATTTCAAATGGTGGTAGAGGTACAGAAATACAAGCACTTAGAGTTGCAAAAGAACTTGATATAGAAACAGGTGGTACAGCAACTCCTGGTTTTGGAGACTCTGCACAAACTAAAGCAGGTAGTTATGGACTACATGAAGCAGAGTTAATAGATTATGGATTAACAGATGACACTGCTAGACAAGTTGGTTTTATTGATGAAACAATTTCAAGGACTGAAAAAGAAGCAGTATTTAAAGATAAAAGAGTAGGAGCTCTTACTACAACATACAATAGATTGAAACAAACAGTTTCTAATGATAAATCAAAAATAAAAGGTTTAGAAAAAGCTTACAAAGAATTAGAGCTTTCTCCTGTTAGAGATGATTTAAAAATACAAAATAAATTACAAGCTGGTTATATTGCAAGAAAAGCATTAGATGCTGATGATGTAAGGATAAAGAATGGAGATGCACCTGAATTATCTTTAGCAGCTAGATTAGAGCTAGAAGCTAAAGCATCAATACTTAGATATGCTACAAACTTAATAGAAGAAGGTCCAAACAAAATATTACAATATGATAGTTTTGATATGCCTGGTTATCAAAGAGCATATAAAAATTTACAAAAAAGAATTAACAAAGAAAAACAATCTCTAGCAAAACATGAAGCACAGTTAAAAGCAAGGCTTAATGACATTAATGATGACACAGCTGTAAAGAAATTAGAAACATTACAACGTGAAAGAAATAGATTAACTTCTGAAAATATTAATGATAAGATGCCAGCTAATAAATATTTTGTTGCAAGAAGTCAAAAGAACATTGATGATGCAGATATAACTATTGCAATATTTGATTCTGCAAGTAATCCAGCTGGTAAAGGTACAACTGGTGCAATTAACTACGCAAGAAAAGGTAAATGGTCACAAGCTAAAATACCTGAGCAAGGTGTATATCAAGGTAACAGACCATTAGTAGTTGTTGATACTGCACAAAGAATTGATAATAAATTTGTTCAAGAGATACAAGAGCTTATTAAGAAATATCCTACAGTAAATGTTATTGGACCTAGAACAGGAGATGCGTCAAAGATAAGTCCTGTTCTTAAAACTTTATTTACAAAAACACAAGATGCATTTGATACTAAAGCAGGATTTAAAGTATTTAAAAATGCAAAGGTATCTCCAAATCAAATACTTAATTATTTTTCTGACATAACCACTGAAGATGATGTTCTTACAACAGCAACAAATACATTAATGAAACGTGCTAATTTTGATGAAATAGAAGCAGTTGTTGGAAGACCTACTGCACATTTGATATCAGAATATTTAGCATCAGGTGCATTACCTTTGCCAGATGCAAGATTATTTTTAAGAGTGTTCTCACCAGCTAGAGAATTTTGGACAAGAATTATACCTAGTTCTAAAAGAGCAAGAGTAAGTTCTACTAGAAAAACTGTCAATTTAGAAGATGGACGAGAGTTTGAACTTTCTGAATTTGAAGAGATGTTAGCAAAACCAGTAGCTGATTTATTTGAATTACAAACAAATGACCAAAAAGGTATTACAGATTGGTTAAAAATGACAGTAAAAACAGCTAGGAAAAAATTTGATTTATCAGCAGATGACGCAGATGCTAATGCATTAGTGCAAGGTTGGTTATCTAAATTAGGAGATAACTATATGAATAGAGCTTGGAAACCATTCATACTTATTAGAGGTGCATGGACTGCAAGAGTTGTTGGTGAAGAACAAATCAGAATGTGGGCAGATGATTTAGATAATGTATTTACACATCCTCTATCAGCATTTGCTTGGATATTAGGAAAAGATAGACAATCTGTTTTAAGAAGAGTAAGAGGATATGAAGACCTAGATATAGATAGAACCATACAAAGAGGTATGTTTGGTATTAGAGACAATGAAATATTAGCAGATAGTATTTATCATAAATCAAGTATGTCTATGTCACACAGTGGAATTTTAGATGGTGATAAACTTAAAAGAACTTTTGCATTCAAAGAAGTTCAAAAAGGAGATAAAGGATATCACGGAGCTGCAGTCTCAGAAATATTTCAATTAGTAGATGACCCTATTGCTGCAGAAATAGCAACACTTAAAGGTGGAGTTGATGATATAAAATCTGGACTACAAAATATAAAAGATAGATTTTGGAATGAAGATGGAGATTTGAGTAGTTGGAGAACAGCTTTAGCTTATGGGTCTGATGAAGCAGGTAAGTATCAAAAAATTAAAATATTAAATGATAGAAAATGGGCTGATGATTATATTGATTCGGTTGCAGCTAGAGTTCATTACAAAACAGGTGGTTCATATAAAGTTACAGAAGTTAAACCAGATGGTACACGTATAGTATTTGAAGATATGGAAGGAATGAAAAGAATTAGAAAATCTCCACAATCAGAAATAGAGTTTGAACTTGTTACAACTGGAGATGCAGAATTATTAGAGCATATATCTAAAGGTATAAATGCTGTTGATGACAAAGCAATACTTGTAGATATTGATGGTAAAACTGTAGCTATAGGAAGAAAAGCAAGTATTGGTAATAAAAAAACATATACAAAGTGGTTAGCTAAAAAAGACCCTTATAAACCAATACACGTAATGAAAAAATCTGTATTTGATATGGATGGAGAAAGAGTAAGTTCCTATGATGCTGCTGTAGAAAGATTGTTTAGTATTGTTATGTCAGCACCTACAAATAGACTTTCACGTTCTCCTGCATTTAGACAATTCTATTGGAGATTTATGGAAACTAACATTGCATATTTTGATGATGGACTTAGAAAACAAATTAAACAACAAGCACAAGCATCTAACTTGCCAAAAAGTTTTATTAAACAATTAGATACAACAGGAAAAGTTTCAGCTGATGAAGGTAAACTCTTAAGAATTGCAGATTTAGATACACTAGATGAAACAGCAAAAGCCTACGCATTATCAGAAACACAATCATTACTTTATGATTTAAATAGAAGACATGTTGTATCTGATATGTTACGTCTAGCTTTTCCTTTCGCAGAAGTATATATAGAGATTATGGGAACTTGGTCAAGATTATTGAATCAAAAGAAATTCTTAGCAACAAGAAAAATAACACGAGGTATTGATGGTGCAAGAAAAGCTGATTTAAATAATGATGACGAAGGATTCTTTCACACAGATGCAATGACAGGAGAAGAAATGTTTTTCTTTCCTGGTTCAGAGTTCTTAACAAACTGGATGTTTGAAGGAAATAGAGATTCAAGAACAATTAAAAATCCTGTAACAGGTGAAGAACTTGCAGCACCAGATGCAAAAATAAATCTAAAAGGTTATGTATCATCTTTGAATATGATTGTAGGTAATCCTGCTCCTGGTCTTGGACCATTAGTTGGAATACCAGCGTCTAAGATATTACCTGAAACAGAACTAATAGATAAAGTATTTTTTCCATATGGAAGAGAAACAAAGAGTGCATTAAGTCCAGCTACATATGCAAATGCATTAATACCTTCATGGGCAAAAAAAGCAATGTCTATGGGTGCATCAGACCCTGATATGCAAAGAGGATTTGCTAACGTATACAAAGATGTAATTAAAATGTTTGTTACTACAGGATTGTATGATGATTCTACACCAGCTAAACAAGCAAGAATGTTAGAAGAAGCTAAAAAGACAGCTATGTTTTTAACTGCAGCAAGAACATTTATACAGTTTGCTGCTCCTACAGGTGCAGTAATAAGATATGATATAGAAGTTGCACCAGGTGGACAACTATTCGTAGACCCTTTACAAACAAAAGGTGATGACCCTAAACATCATTTTTATGGAATGTCTATTCTTACAGATGCGTATTATAGAATACTTTCTAAGTATGGTGGAGACCAAGTTCTTGCTACAAAAGAATTTGTGAATCAGTTTGGATTAGACCCTACAGCATTATTAGTTTCTAAATCAAAAGAGATTAAGAAAAGAAGTTATACAGATGAAGGTGTCAAATTTGGTAGAGATAATGAAGAAATTTTAAATATATATCCAGATGTTGGATATTACTTATTTCCAGATAACCCACTTGATGAATTTAGTTTTGTTGCTTGGGCTGATTCATTTGCAGATAGAGATAGAGTAGATTTATCCGAAGATGAATATGTTACAGCTGTAAGACAAGCACAAGGTAGATTAGCCTATGAATATCAAAGAAGATTGTTATTTGA